ACTAAGAGCCAAGGGACACCACATCACAACAGGCTCCTTGGGCTACGCGGCATCAATGGCTGGAATTTTATTGATGGCTGGAGACAAACGCTGGATTGGACACCAAAGTTGGATGATGATTCACCGCGCAGCCTTTGGAGCTTACGGTAAAACATTTGAAATAGAAGACGAAGTTAAATTCGTAAGAAGAATCGAATCCAGAATTCTAGACCTTTTTGCCATAAGATCAAAACTAACAAAGCAAAAAATCAAAAGAAACTGGGACAGAAAAGATTGGTGGATTTCTGCTGATGAATGTTTGGAATTAAATCTCGTAGATGAAATTAAGGGTATGATGCCTGAGTACAAAAAAGTAGGAAAGAAAAAAGGGGGGAAATAAAAGAAAGGAGACGCGGCTAGAGCTATAAAACCAACCGCGTCTCCCAACTGCCTACTCGCTGGGGGGTACTACTCCCCCTTTTCTTTACTACACGCACAATCACAATCGGTTGATGGACAAGAACCAGACTCGCAACACCCTGCGTTACATGAGCATTTAGTACACCCAGAATCTTTCCAGTTACATCCGACAACAAAAGTTAATGCAGTAAAAAGTGTTAATAATTGCAGTACTTTCATGTTATTTCTCCTTTCTCTCAAAGGGAAGCTTGGTTATTTCCTTGGACGCTTCCGCTTTTAAGTCGTTATATTCAATGATTCTAATCATGTAAGGGAAAAGCTTTTTCGTGGCTTTTTCATCCTTCGTATCTTCTTCTTTTTCTTCTTCTTTTTCTTTTGGAGAATTTTCAATTGGCATCTCCTTTAGATTTTCCTCACTTGGCATTGGTACATTTTTATCTAAGGCCCACATGATTTTATGTTTTTCACAATAATCAACCATTCTGCGTACTGGTACGATAAGATTAAACCCTTCTCCCGCTCCCCGGACAAGCATCCCCACGTATCTAGCGTCAGACTTTAAATATACCCCACCCCCACTAGAGCCGGGGAAAGCTGTGCATGTGGTTTGGTCAAATACGTGTTTGTTTAAATGCTTAATTAATCTACCGTGCTGAGAATAAATTCCATCCGTCATACTGTTCGCACCCATTTGACCCAGCAGAGAACCAACGTGAAGGAGGTCTTCGCCAAGCTTGGGAATTTTGTTATCCAAATAAAAAGTTACCGTATCTGTTACGAAATTAAATTTGCGAACCCGAAGCAGGGCTAAATCATGACCATCATTTGCGTTTGAATACTTTAATACTTCAGCATCCATTTGAAGACGACCAACAGTTCTACCGTTTTGCCTTATTTCTTTTACGACCATTGGGTCTTTAAATTCTACTACGGTTTTGGGCGAACCGTTAATTACCACCTTCCTTGTGGACCGAAGATTATCTATAACATGCCCGGCGGTCCAAACAAAATTAACCAGATTACCTTCCTTGTCTTTTCGGGTAAAAATTACCCCAGAACCTTCGCCAGCGGAAAACTGCCCCTCCGCTCGAATTGTTACAGAAACATTCTGTAGATGATCTGCTGTTGATTGTTTCTTCTCTGCGCTAAACGAAACGAAAGTAAAGGCGAGAAACAGTGTGAAAAAGTTGGCGGTTTTCATAATAAGCCTATAGATATTTTAGAAAAAGAAACGGAAAGTTCAAAGAAAAAAACTCGAAAAAATAAGTGTAATTAAATTAGAGATGAATCTAATAATAACAGCCGATTTGAGTACCGACCCCCCTTCCGAAGGGTTATATTTTCGTTTTTTGACAATGATGGCTCAAAAAGAGTTGAACTATAACGTAGTTTTGGAATCGGAGAAGGAAATGGTTGATTTATATTATAAATTCTTAAAAAAAAGAGGTTGGTTTGACTTCGTAGAAGATATAGTCTTGCCAGAATGGAGAATTGAAGGGGTCAGAATTGATACCGAATTAAATTACTCAAAAACAATACAGGTAAAATATATTAGATGCGAAAATACCCCAAATATATTAGGGCAAATAAAATCCATAAGAGGCTCTAATTACCTTTAAGGTTATCAATTTTTTGCTCTAAACGATCAAATCTGTGGTGGACTACCTTAACTAAATTATCAAAATCACCTTTGCTTACGTATTTCTCTGGTAAAGAAAGAGCTAGATTGTTAATTTTATCAACAACATGTCTATGATCTTCTTCGTGTGAATCTTCAAGATCGTTAACCTCTGTTTCAATCGACCTCATTTGATCATACAAAACTTTAAATAGCCACCCCGCAACGGTACACAACACACCAAAGCCTACGTTAACAATTAATTGGTAATCCATACTCTTATTTACACGGAAAATAAGTATCCAGAGTGAGATTTTTTGTCACTTACAGCATTCTAAAATGGATATTGCCGAAGCCATCTCCTCGTTGTGAGCCAGAGAAACGTGGCAAGTATAACCGTTTTCTTTTATTTTTTTTCTAATGTTGTTTTTAAATTTTATAAGAGGTTTACCCAAGGAATCTTGATACACTACGATATCTTTCCAATCTAAACACTTGCCGAAACCCAACCCCAACGCTTTCGCTGTCGCTTCTTTAGCTGCGAAGCGAGCAGCGTAATGTTGGCTAGGGTTGTTGTATTGTCGGCAATATTTTTTTTCAGATGAAACAAATATTCTATCTAAAAATTTATTACCGTATTTTTCTCTTAGCCTTTTTATTCTGGGAATACTGACTACATCTGTCCCTGTTCCAATAATCATTTTCGATACCAAAATGGTAACATTTCCTTGTAAATAAGCAAGATTTTAAAATTAAAAGTGTAATATTATTTATGTATTTTTATGCTTGTCCATACTGTAGGCCCAGCAAAAAAAGTCGGCTATGCAAATTGAAAACCGCAACTCACGAAGAGTGCGATGACGAAGGTAACTGCGAAGATGTCCCTTCTTATAGCTGCGAAGTTTGCGGAGAGATGTTCTTGGGAACAGAGGACTTTTTAAAGGCTCAAAAAAGAAAAATAAAAGACGGTTAAAGAAAATCTTTAATCTTAGAAAATTCCCTCTCCATTATTCTTATTGGGTAAGACGCCCTCTTTATTTCTATATACTTCTCGGCGTCAGTCTTCTTTTTGAAGTAAGCTAGAGTATTCCAGTGAAGATTATTCCACTGTTCCTGTATTTCGTAGAACTTCATTTATTTTCCTGTCGTGCTTTTCTTTTAACCAAATAAAGTATTCTTTTTTTGAAAATTCTTTAAATCCTATTTTTCTAGATAAATTATACACCCACAACCTTTCCACGTCATCATCAAAGAGAATAATATATGCCTCTACCCCCAGCTTTTCAGCGGTCTGCACGGCAAACCTTCCTTGAAAATCTGAATTAAACCTGTCTAATATAGAATCGAAATAGCTTTGTGGTGGTGTTTTAAATTTGGGATGCGGGTCTCTTCTGGTTAGCTCAAGCACGGCAACATGGATCACCTGATCGTTTACTATTGAGTACTCAACTTGGTCTAAGTCTTGACAACATCTTGATGGCCACGATTGCTCCCACCGAATATCTCTATACAGGGTTGTTCTGTCTTCGGTATCTTCTCTGTTTCGTTTTTTGGTCATATCAATTTGGTAGCGAAGGCGGGACTCGAACCCGCATGGCTTGACCCGCCGACAGATTTTAAGTCTGTTGTGTATACCAATTCCACCACTTCGCCAATGGAGCTTGAGACCGGATTCGAACCGATAACCTCAGGTTTACAAAACCCGTGCTCTACCATTAAAGCTACTCAAGCTTGTCTCAAACTTTATCATAATCTTGTTTTGAGTCAAAAAAAAACCCCGCTAAAGCGGGGCTGCAAGGCTCTAAGCTTTACACTTAAAATAAAGCTACATCCACCTCTCCTTCAGGTCAAGAAGTAAGCGAATTCCGCCAACCAAAAGGGCTGCGTAGGCAATTACAGTCCAAGGGGCAATTGAGGGCCACAGCATGGCTGCGCCGAAGGCAATTAGGCCCAAAGACCAAAGAGTGTGAGTGTTCCACTCCAACCAACTCAGTGATGATTCCCCCAAATTTTTTAATTTATCCCAATTTCTTCTCAAAAATGAAGAATTTGGGGCTTTTTTGCGTGTTCTTTTCTTTTTCATAATAAGTTACCCCCTACTCGGAGGCATATAATATTACACTTAAAAAAGTGTAATACCTTACGTGAAACTCGCTATTAACTCACGTACTATTGTTTTCAAACCAGACCTAGAAAGTAGGTTCTGGATGCTGGAAAAAATCCTAATCTTTGACAAGGATGACTCTATAAATGAGGCAGAAATAAAAAAAATCATACAATATCTGTATGACGAAGGGTTTATTCTTGATAGAAGAACGCCGTACCAAGTGGTACGAGCGGAAGGGATCGAACCTCCGACCAACACGGTGTAAACGTGTCGCTCTACCTCTGAGCTACGCTCGCAAAAAAAAGACCCGCAAAGCGGGTCAGCTTTACATTAATAAAGCTTATTTTTCTCTAGTTGTAACGGGCGTTGGAGTTGTTGTTGCTCCATCGGTTGGCGTTTCAACATCGGTGGTTTGAGGGGTCTGTTGTGCCGTAGTTGCCCCTGTAGCGACTTGTTGCTTAGTTGCCGCTGTTGTTCCGGTAATGCCATCAATTTGAGCCTGAGTGGTTTTATTCATATTGTATACTACGTAACCAGTAAGACAAAAATTAAGAGCTAGTAGAACTACTGCGGTTCTAGCGTAAACAGTTTTAACTGTTGTTAGCTTGCTTGTTTTTTCTGTGCTACATGTTTCTTCTGTATTGCAGTCGTTTTCGGTTTTTTTCATGGTCTGTTTTCTTTTTCTGTTTTCGCGGCCTCTGGCCGCAAAGTCTTATACTTCCAAATGTCTGGATTTTCTTGCCTCTTTCTCCTCATGTACTCCCGTTTCTGCTTTCGCCTTCTTTCAGGGTCTCTGTCATCATAGGCTTTTCGGGCTTTTTTTAAAGCTTTTTTTCCTTTTGGGGTTTCAAAGTACCTCTTGGAGTATTCGCTCATTATATATCGTCCACTTTAGTTGTTTTTCTTCTGTCGGGAAAATTTTTATTTTTTTTAAAAAATATAATAGATTGTCATGAAACTAACTAAAACCTAATATATATACAAGGATGAATTCGGGAATGATTAGTTGCGTTATGCCAACCTACAGGCGAATGCGTTGTGTAGAAAGGTCTGTCTCTTTATTTTGTATGCAGTCTTTCAGTAATACTGAATTAATTATTTACAATACCGATGTCGAATACCCAATTATTCTATCACATAATATTCCAAGTAAAAGAATAAAAGTAATTAATAATAACACAGACTACCTAACTAGAAAGCCTTACTCAAACATGGGGGCAATAAGAAGGGATTCACTAAGTCATGCCTCTGGTCAATTTTATATTTGTTGGGATGATGACGATATCTTTTTACCTTGGAACAATCAGCAATGCATAGATAACATATTAAATTCTCATTTCTGGGCTTGGAAACCGTATTCGAGCATGGCTCAAATAGGTAATAATCCCCCGCATATTAGTTGCAACGTAATGGAAGCTTCAATTATTTCTCGAATAGATAAAATAAGAGAATTCGGATTTAAAGATCATCTAGGGGGTGGCGAACATTTATCATGGGTTAAAAACTTTGAAGACTTAAAAAAGATTAAAGTAGATAAAAATTCTATTCCAGCCTACTCATTTAACTGGTCAGATACTCCAGAGGTGGGGGGGCACAAAAACAGTGGAACAATTAAAAACAAAAACAACTTTAACATACACAAAAAAGGATGCACCGATAAACACACCCGCCCTATAGAAATAGTAGATGTATCTAAAGAAATAGAAAAATACGCCAATCTAATAAACGAAAACCTTGGTAAAGAAATTAAGGGGCAACTTATTTGCCCTAAATTATTTGAAAAATATGCAAAACCATACTCAAAAATGAAAGAGTCAAAATCAGATATAAAAAACACCAATACCAAAAAGAGACTCGTTGTTGTTTCGATGTTTAGAAGCGGGGGAACTTTAATTTTCAATATACTTAAAGAAATAGTTGCTAAAAATAATCTCCCCTATGGAATTGTCAAAAGGCACTTAGATTGGTCCGAAGAGGGGCATACGTTTCCATACATTAAAGGTGGCCCCCAGTACCAAGTTACCGACAGTAAAGCAAAGTGGGCTAAAAACAACCACTTTAAGTGGTGGAATATGAAAGAGACTTACGACCCTGAAAACGACACCCTTTTTTATTCCTATAGAAATATAGAAGACGTAATAATCTCATTCAAAAAAAGAGATAAACTTCGATCCACAAGAAAAGTGGGTCCAAAAATTTTCGGCAAAACAACTGAGGATGTTGAAAAGTGGATTCTAGAACAAGACCGGATAGTCAGGAAACATGCAAAATGTTTTTCCTACGAAAAAGAAATAGACAACAAAGAATTGGAACTACAAAACAAAATAGAAACATTTCTTAAAGTTCCCCTTTCTAAGGAAAGTAATTTCTTAAGACGTAAAATGAAAAAATACACAGACTCCTTAAAGCACCACGATCCCTCCACTGAATTCTGGCCAAATCATATCTCTTAAAATGGTAGGGAAGCTGGGACTCGAACCCAGAACCCTCGGTTTAGAAGACCGATGCTCTATCCAATTGAGCTACTCCCCCATTAATTTACTTTAATAGCGATGGGTTTTGCTTCCTCTTTCTTGGGTACGCTCAAACTAAGGATTCCGTCTTCATATTTCGCTTTAATTTTTTTGACATCAACGTTGTCGCTTGGAACGCTACATCTATAATGATAGTTAACGCCCTCATCGGCTTCACCTAAAACCGTTAGTATTTTATCCTGAAAAGAAACCTCAATACTTTTCTTCGAAGCTCCAGCTAAGTTTAATTTTATTTCGTAAGAGCCCTTATTCTCCACAAATCTATTTAGAGAATCTAACTCAGGTTGGGGTTGCCAGTTAACATCAGAATCGAATAGGTTCGGTACTAGTGTGTTCATTCTATTGAGTAATGCAAATGTATTCATCATGCCTATGTTACGCAAGTATGATGCCACCGAAAACAAAGGATTTTTGAGTAAAAAAACATACGAAGGAGACTTAATGACACTTTACAAAGAAAATGCAATGCGCCAAAATGTCATTTTTCAAAAAAATAGAGAAGTACAAAATTCGTTTTCCTACTCGGACTGAGTTGTCTCATATTAAGACCCGTTTGCTTCATCTGTCTTCATCTATATATTCAAGAGATTAAGTGGTCCATGACCATTCTCTTTCTAATATATATTACACATTTATGAGCTACAGGACTCACAATTTTGTGGGTTTTCTATCGAACAAGCCAAAGCCTCTTCAGCGGAAGATGTAGATTTGACCCCTAGCCCCTTTAACGCGAAAGCTTTTGGTTGGGTTCGTAAATAATACATTCCAGTTTTTAAGCCCTTTTCCCACCCATAAAAATGAGCACTATTCAACATACCAATGTTGGGTTCAGCCATAAACAAATTCATGGATTGAGATTGGCAAACGTAAACCCCACGATCAGCAGCCATATCAATGGTAACTTTTTGAGAAATTTCCCATACAGTTTTGTAAAGCGACTTTATTTCATCTGGTATACTATCTATTTTTTGAATGGAACCATCGGACTCATAAAGTTTAAGCCTCATCGACTCATCCCACAAATCTAAATTAATTAAATCCTGAATCAGGTGTTTGTTAACAACAACGAATTCCCCGCCCAAAGTATTCCTTTTGTACAGGTTGCTGGTAAAAGGTTCGAAGCACTCATTGTTTCCTAAAATTTGCGCTGTTGAAGCTGTTGGCATGGGGGCTACCAAGAGAGAATTCCTTGCTCCATGTTTCAATACGGCTTTCTTCAAAGTTTCCCAATTCCATTTATCAGAAGGTTCCTCCTTCCAGAGGTCAAATTGAAATTTGCCCTCGGACAAGGGAGACCCCTTAAAAGAATCGTAAGCTCCATTTTTTTTCGCTAATTCAACCGAAGCCCACATTGCTCCATGATAAATAGCAGCAAACATTTCTTTGTTTAAAGATTTTGCTTCATTAGATTCAAAAGCGTACCCCATTAGGGCAAATGTGTCAGCTAATCCTTGTACACCAATACCAATAGGTCGATGCCTTAAGTTGGATTTTTCAGTCTCCTTAGTTGGATAAAAATTAATGTCAATTACCTTATTGAGGTTGAGGGTTACTTGGTAAGCGACTTCCTCTAACTTTTTAAAATTATAAGTTCTTTTTGACTTATCCTGAGACCGCACTTGCCCACTTGGGATATCAACAAACTTGTTTAAAGCAATACTAGCTAAATTACAAACGGCTTGCTCTTTATGATCTGAATACTCAATTATTTCAGTACAAAGGTTACTAGACTTAATGGTTCCAACGTTTTTTTGGTTTGATTTGTTGTTGGCTGCGTCCTTGTATAAAATATAAGGTGTCCCTGTCTCTATTTGGGCTTTTAAAATTTCTGACCAAAGGTCACGAGCTTTCACTGTTTTTCTGGCCAAACCCTCCTCTTCGTACTTAAGGTATAGCTTTGTAAATTTTTTACCCCTTGGGGTGTCAAACATTTCAGAAAGATTTGGAGCTTCGTTTGGGCAAAACAGACTCCAATCTTCATCATTTCTAACTCTCTCCATAAATAAGTCAGGAATCCAAAGCGCAAGAAATAAATCTCTCGCTCTCATTTCTTCTTTGCCGTGATTTTTTCTAAGCTCTATAAACTCAAAAATGTCCGAATGCCAAGGCTCAAGATACATGGCGAAAGAACCCTTTCTCTTACCGCCTTGGTTAATCCATCTAGCGACTTCATTATAAGTTCTCATCATTGGAACAAGGCCATCGGAACACCCCCCTGTGCCTTTGATGAAACTACCCTTTGCTCTAACATTATGAACATGCAACCCTATTCCACCCGCCCATTTAGATATGCTGGCTACATCTTTAACTGTATCGAAAAGCCCCTCTATGCTATCACCCTTATTCGCAACTAAAAAACAAGAAGCAAGTTGGCTATTGGGTGTTCCCGCATTAAATAATGTAGGTGTAGCATGAGTAAATACACCTTCTGAAAGCATGTCGTATGTCTTTTGCACATTATCCCAATCATCTCCCCAAATCCCCAACGCGACCCTCATATACATATATTGAGGACACTCAGAAATTTCCCCATCTACTTTTAGAAGATAGCTTCTTTCCAAGGTTTTAAATCCAAAATAATCTATATTAAAATCTCTATCCCCCACGATCATGGAGTTGATTTTTCTAGCGTTAGCCTTAATGATTTCGTAAACCTCTTCAGAGATAAAACCTGCCTCATAAATTCTTTTAGCGTTCTTAGAAAAAGGTTTAACAAGAGACTTATACAACCTAGTAATAGCTATCCTAGAAGCTAAGAAAGAGTAATCAGGATGAATGGAAGACAAACTAGCCGCTGTCTCCGCAGCTAAATTATCTAGTTCTGTTGTGGTTATCCCGTCATGCAAACCGGAGATGGTTTTTTTGACCACCTCCATATAATCTATGTAATCCTGATTGAGATCATATGTTTGCTTTTTGATTCTGGCGGTAATTTTATCTAATTTTACGGGTTCCGTGGTACTCCCGTCCCTTTTTAAGACTTCCATTTTTAAAATTCTGAGTTAAAGCTTAATTCTGTATCTGATGAGTTGTCGCCTCCAACGTTTGCTTTTGAATATTCTGCGACCCTCTTCTCAAAAAAGTTTGTTTTATTTTGTAGAGCAATGTTCTGCATGAAGTCGAATGGGTTTTCTGAATTATAAACCTTACTACATTGCAAATCTAACAAAAGTCTGTCTGCTACAAATTCTAAATACTGCTTCATTAAAGTACAATTCATTCCAATTAAATCAACTGGAAGAGAATTGGTAATAAATTCTTTCTCAATCTCCAAGGCTGAAGAAATAATCTCCTGTATTCTCTCCTCTGAAACCTTATTCACAACGTGATGATTATGAAGATGACAAGCAAAATCACAATGCAACCCCTCATCTCTACTAATAAGTTCATTTGAAAAACTTAACCCGGGCATAAGACCCCTCTTCTTTAACCAGAAAATAGAACAAAAGCTTCCGCTAAAAAATATACCTTCCACCGCAGCAAAGGCCACAAGTCTTTCCGCAAAACTTTCTGATTCAATCCATTTTAATGCCCAAGCAGCCTTTTCTTTTACGCAGGGAATCGTCTCTATCGCCTTAAAATATTTTTCTTGTTCTGCGGGGTTCTTAACGTAAGTATCTATCAGTAACGAGTAAGTTTCGCTATGGATATTTTCCATCGCTATTTGAAAGCCGTAAAAAAACTTAGCTTCTGGATACTGAACTTCATTAACGAAGTTTTCTGCAAGATTTTCATTAACGATACCATCTGAAGCAGCAAAGAAGGCTAAAACATTATTAACAAAGTGCTTTTCTCCATCAGTTAAGTTATCATAATGAAGTAGGTCGTCAGAAAGGTCAACCTCCTCCGCTGTCCAAAAGCTTGCTTCAGCTTTTTTGTAATACTCCCAAATATCTTGATGCTTTATTGGGAAGATAACAAAACGGTTGGGATTCTCTTTGAGGATGGGTTCTTCCATTGCAAAAGAATACTACAACAGTCTTATCTTGAGGGAAGGAAAAAATATGTAAAAAGCAAATTGATTAAGAGGCTAGAATCGCCTCCACCTCAAAAGAAACCGCATCAAGGAATTCGTCTACACTTTTTTCGCCTAATTCATTCATATCTAATCGATCTGACACCTTCCCCTTTAGATTGAAGCCCTCTTCTATGATAAGGAACAACTCAAGTAAGGCTATCGAGTCTATATCTAACTCTTTCATCTTTTTACCCAAAGAAAAGTCTTCGAGCTCATGATCTTCAAAAAAATAATGCTCCCACAGAATTCTAATTAATCGTTCTTTTGTGTTCATCTTTCCAGAAAGAGTCTGTCTTTTGTGTAAAACTTAATCCTGTCAGTATTCAATAAGGTCTTAAACTTTTCTATCAAGCCAGA